AAGATGCTTGACAGGATTCACCGTCACTAAGAATACAGAGGTTGACCTTCTGCAGATCATTCTGCTTCTTGAACTCAGGAATAATATAGTTCATCATAACAACTGCCTCATTTAAAGGAGTACCAGACAAACCAACACCAGGAGTGGTGTGATAACCAATGTGATAAGAATAGGCAAATGCCTCACGATACAGATTCAAACACTGTCGCTCGTAGTCCTTAGAATTAGAGCGAGAAGACACAAAGTTCATCAGGTGGAACATATCTTTGTGCAAGAAAACTTTGCCCTGCTCACATTCTTTGCTGGAATAATATTCTTGATCCGAAAGATAATTATCTTTCCCTTCCTTGGCACGACGAACAGCATACCACTCATTGGTAAAAGCATACACCTCAAAAGGAATCTGTACTTTCTTACAGAAAGATGTCAAATTTAACAGTTGCTTGACAGTAGCAAAAATTTCTCTAGACATAGAACCAGACCAGTCAAGCAAGAACAGCAAACCATGGTTCTTGCCATCAGGAAGAACAGTCACTTTTTTGAAAAGGTCTTCGTTATAACGATAAGTATGTAACTTTGAAGTATCAAGCACACCAGTTTTAGATTGACCAGCACGAGCGTAAGCGTCAGCAGACTTACGACACTCAAACTCTTTAACAAGGTAGTTAACCTCCTTCTGCGATTGCTTACGAAACTCCTTGTAAGATTTATCTACAAAATCATAACGATCCGAACGGTCAATTCCGTCATCATTGTTAAGAAAATTGTTACGGTTCTCATCAATCCAGTCATGGACTTCAGTCCAGTCAGCGATGTAAGTAGGGAGATCCACACTATCAGGGATCTCAACATACACAGGATCACCAGAATAACGATCTGTCAATTCTTCAGCAGCATCGTTAAAAGAACGTTGAGTTTCAGAGACATCTTCATCAGGTGTGATCTCATCGTCATCCAATTCATTATCATATTCACGACGCTCTGCTTCTTCTTGCGTCATCTCTTCACTTTGCTGCTCAGATTGTTCGGCATCGATGCTTTCATTTTCACCCTCACCTTGTTCTTGCTGAGGAGCAGGCAGGTCTTCTTTTTCAGGTTCCTGAACTTTCTCATTCTTACTAAAGTTGTACACATCAACCGCAATCTGACAAACCTCATCAAAAGTTTCTGCAACATCAGTGCGAGCAACAAACACCTTCTCTTCAATGGAGAAGGGGATCATAGCTGCAGCACCAATCTTAAAGTGCAAGTTAATACGGTCAATCAAACTAAAGGTATCAAAATCAGCACCTTCGATGCCAAAGAAATCTTGACTATTCAGTTCAGAATACCCACATGAAAAAGATTTGCGAAGACCAGGATACTTACGCTTCATCAACTTCTCGATGCGAGCATCCTCAATGACGTTCACAAAGTCCTTAGGACAATCAAACATTCCTCTCCAGTCCTCATTAGGAGTGAACAAGGCATGACCAACCTCATGACCCACCAGCATATCGTAGACGACACCAGAAGCACGGTCCCAGTTAGGCAGAGTAAGAACACGACGATCAACGTCAAATGATGCTGTGCTGACACGACGGTGCTCAACGATCAGGTTCTCAGTAGCGAGCAGGCGGGCAAGGTTTCCTTTGATTTCCTGGGTCAGCATGGCGTCTCGTTTGTTGATGCCATTATTATATACACAAAAAAAGGGGTGCTATGCACCCCTAGTCCAGTTCGGCAACTGTCTCTTGGATGACGGAGAAGTTCTTTTCCTTCACCGCTGTAATAGTTCTATCAAACTTACCATCTAAGTTTTCCCTATGACTGATGACATACACGTTAGAGTTATCATCGAAATTACGGAGGATCCAACTAAGATCCATACCACCTTGCTGATCGAGTGAACTATCAAAGATTTCATCGAGAATCAAGAGGTTAGTATCCACAGAATTCTTGAGCTTAGCAATGCTACGCCAAGTAAGCAGAAGAGCGATATCAATACGAGATTTTTCTCCTTCACTAAAACTGTCATATGAAAATACGTCACGGTATCTAGATTTGATTATCTCTTCAAAGTTCTCATCCAGTGTAAAATTGACATAAAAGTCCATACGCTGGAGATACTGATTGATGAGCTTGTTCATCGTAGGAAGATAGGTCTTGATAATTCTCGACTTAATTCCATTGTCTTTCAACAGTTGCGATGCTACCAATAGTGTATCACGATCCTTCTTATTTTCTGCCTGATTAGTATTCAGTTCTTTTTTATTCTTTACAAGACCTTCAAGTTTAACAAACTCCGCTTTTTTGTCTGGGTTGCTACCTTCTAGTTCTTTGATCTCGTCTTGCAATGTTTCAACTTGCTTACGAATTGTCATCAACTGGAAGTTGGTTTGAGAAATGCTGGTGTTAATGTTGTTAACTTCAGTAGATAACTCAGTAAACTTTGCAAATCGAGATTCTTCTTCCTCAATTGCATCTTGAATTTCCTTGAACCCAACATTCATTTCATCAAGTTTTGTCTGACCCATTTCAATTTTTTCATTGCGAAGTGTGTCAGAAAGTTCTTGTGTGCAAGTAGGACACACATGATTCTTTTCAAAGAACTCATGTTCTTTTTTACATGTGTTCATTTTTACTTGAACTTTTGTAAGAAAAGTGTTTAACTTCTTGATTTTTTCACCAGCACTTTGATATGCTTGCATTTCTTTATTAAGATTACCGATTTGTTGTGTTAAAATCTGTACATCTTCGGCACCTTGGAGTTCTGTTTTTTTATATTGTTTTACTTTTTCTTGTTTTTTATCAATTTCTTCTTGAGTTCTCTTCTCAAGTTCTAGCATGTACTTTTTTTGAAGATCAATCTTTTCTTCCAAGAGATGAATCTCATAGTCGATCTTCTTAACCTCTTCATTATTCTCCCTGACCTTATCTTTCAAGAGAATATTCATCGTAGAAAATACTTGGATGTCAAGAATATCTTCAATAATTTCACGACGCTGTGCCAAAGGCAGACGCATAAAAGGAACGAACGTAGAAGATCCCAACACAACAATCTGTGTGAATGACTTGTAGTTCATCTTGAGAACATTTGCCTCAAAGTTCTTTTGCTGCTCTACCAGTGTGCTTTCCTGATTCCACAGTTGACCATTGCAGTAGATCTCAAACTTGTTTGGTTTGATGCCACGCACAATCTTGTACTCAACCTTTCCAATAGAAAATTCAATCTCAGTCAAGAGATCTTTTTCATTGATGCTATTGACCAGAGCAGGTTTGTTAATTTTACGGAATGGTTTTCCAAACAAAGAAAAGGTAAGGGCATCCAAAATGGTGCTCTTACCTGCTCCGTTTGATCCGATAATCAAATTAGTTTTTGATGCTTGCAAATCAACTTCACTGAACACATTGCCCGTAGAAAGAAAATTTTTCCAACGGATCTTTTTAAAGATAATCATTAATCGTACAAGTCGTCTGGAGGAATAATAAAATCGTCGGAAGAAATTATAGAATACTTTTGTCCATGAGTTCTACATGCATCGACTATAACATCTTGTTCTACTCCCAAAACTTCTAGCTCTGGTGTAGATTCAGATTCTTCTAACTGAAGGAGATATCGAACAGCATCATCTTCTTCCACAAAAAGAGGAATGATACGGTCTTCATTGTCGTCAAACACTGAGAATATTCCAGATGGCATATCCTTAAGAGTGATTATAAACATGCATTTACATTACTCCACACGATTCTATGTAGAGAGATTGCATTAGTTTCTTTAGGTCGGTTTTGTCTACCTTCAGATCAATCTCATCAATATACTCACTGAGTAAAGTAAGTGTATCCTTCGTGTTCAATTCTACATCATCAACATCCTCTGTGTCAACTAGAGTTTCAAGAATTTTTACATCATGAACACCTACGTTGTAAAGACGATCAACCAATGTTTCAAACATTTGGTAGTCCCGTTTTTCGTCAACGACGAGCTTGACGAACTTGTCCTTATAATGAGACACATCTTGTTTGTTGTAGTCCACACTGGTGTCGTCATAGAAAATTTTGTCGAAGATGTCATACGGGTTCTCGACAAACTTAAGTCGATCACTTTCAGTATCGTAGATATGGAATCCACGGCGGTCTTTATAATCATTCCAATACATTTGATAAGGGTTGCCAAGATACTGAACATTACCCTTCTTTGACTTATGATGGAAGTGTCCTGACCACACTCTCTTAAAGCGATGAAATAAACCAGGATCCATTCCATGATCCATTTTCATTCCAGGTGTCACTTCAAATCCAGTGAGTTCAAGATGACCACAACAAATGTCTGCTTCACTTGTCTCAAGTAATCCAAAAACTTCTTCTTGGTTTTCCTTGTTAATCCAGGGGAGCATAAGAAATTTCTTACTTCCAAGTTTAAGATGTTTGGGAGTAGAGTAGATCGTAATGTTGTCGTACTGCTCTAGCAAAAGTTCTGGAGAGTTAATACGATTAGTATTCTTGTAATACGTACAATGATTACCAAGCAACATGTGGACTTTGTAATCTTTCAAGCGGTCAAAGTAATTCTCCCTAACTCGATGGAAAGTATTAAAGTCCATTGACTTTCGGTTATCAAAAGTATCACCAAGGTCGATGATAGTTGTGATACCTTCTTTCTCTAGTGTTGGGAAAAAAACATCATCATAAAATTTTTGGAAATAATTCCAAAACGCTAGAGAACCTTTACGTCCATCTAGATGTTGATCAGTAATCAGTGCGATTTTCAAAGTTTACCTCCAACGACTCCATCAAAAGGTTTAGATGTTCTACAGTTTGCCCAGTTAGTGGCGACACCTTCCAGGTGAAATCTTGTTCCTGAAATGCAAACTTCCCTCGTAAGTGAGGTGATGAGCGCCTCACCATCCTTGCGATAGCTAGTCCACGTTCCAAAGCGTTTTTGTTCAACACGGAATTCTCCCCATGGGGTGTCAAACCATTCATGTTCTGCAATTTCTGGATGCTCACTCACTTACCAACTCCATAGTCAGGTGCAGTTTTTTCAAGTTCACTAATGATCTTTGCATTTTCATGAAGTTTTTTTAGTGCTGCAACAACCTCAGGAGTTTCTTCCCATTCCCAAGAATTACCTTTGCTGTCTACGAAAGTTCTAGTGGTCATCGGTTCATTTTAGTTTCAATGTTTTCTTTAATGCTGCCCATATCAGAGTATGAAGCGTTCATGCCAGACATGCTGCCTTCATATGTATCGGTATGCATAACCTCATCATACCCCGAACGCTCAAGAATCTTGTTCTTGATTTCCATTTGTTTCTTTTCTTTCTGAATACGACGAAGGAAAGCGTAGTAGATAATCTGAGTAAAGTAAGCAAACGGGTTCTTTGATTTTTCAGGATCAAAGTTATCAATATACTGAAGGCAGTTTTCAATACCATCACAGATCATGTCCTCACGGAACATGTAGTTAACAAAGTTTGGTTTGTAGGACAGGTGCGTAGCAATCTTTAGGAAGCACTCTCCGAGGTAATTTGTTACCCTTGGTCGTGGTTTACCTAGTTCTTTTGCCCTAATGACACGACTACGATAGATGGAGATAGCTTCCAAAAACTCTTTGTTGTTTACGTAGTACTCTGTCTTCTTTTTCATTGATGGTTTGCTTTCTCGTACAATTATTATAGGTTACCGACAAACATATGTCAACCGCTTGACAACTCCTCATAAACTCAGTAGAATAACTCTGTCAGGGTTCAAGAGAGGTTGTAGCTTTTAGCTCTTATTAAATAAATCTTCTAAGAACTTTTTTGTTTGGGTTACAGATCCTAAGTTACCCATCTTTCTAGAGAATTTTTTAGGTTCTACCGTTTCGCGAAATGTAGCGAGTTGTGTAATGCAACGTTGTACGTTGTCATTGTAATATTTTTCTATTCTTGTATCTTCAACTTCTGTCATTGTAATTACATGTTGTTTTGGTAATACAAACATGTGATCAAAAGTTGAGTGTATCCATTCAGTTAGCATAAATCCACTAGTTCTTATGTTTTTCTTCTGTTGATCTACGTAACTAACTTCTAGTGGATTTTCTAATACCAAACTATCTTCATCAGGCATGTAAGATACTTTAGAAATTATTTCCTCACCAGTTACTAACTTTATAGTTGCTAGGAAATCTTCTTCCATTTTAATTTGCTCTAAGGTTTACTTTTATAACCTCATACTTAAAGTTCTCTTCATTGTAAATGTTCACCCTTTCATTCAAATGTCGAAGTGTGTAATTCTGACCACCGATGTCATCGGCAATGTCGTACAAGGTTGCAATGTCTTTGCCTTCACCCTTCCTGAGGACACGTCCGATGGACTGGAGGTTGCGGATGCGCGACTTACTAGGAGATGCAAAAATAATATTGTGTAATCGTTTGATGTTAATACCTGTAGAGAAGGTGCCATAAGATGCAAGGATCACGGCGTTGTTTTCTGTTTCAGTAATTTGACGAACTGCTTCTCTATCTTCTACATCAGTACCACCATGAACAAAAAATAGTTTTCGTTCTGGGTCTATGGTGTTATTTATTAAATCATAAAGTGGTTCACCATGCTTTTCAATATAGTTAAACAAGACAAGTGTGTTGCCTTCTAAATCTTTTACTAGATTTTTGATGAGATTGTTTCTACCGCGATGTCCTGTCAGGTATTCCATTTCATCATGATATGTGTCGAAATGCTGAGGAGCATGTTTACAAAGCAGCACTTTGATTCTAAACTTGCTAAGATAACCTTCCTTGATGAGATGATCAGTTTTTGTGACCTGTTCACAATCACCAAATAATCCTTCTAGTACCCACTTATGAGTTTTGCTCCCGTCCAGGGTTCCAGTAAAACCAAACCTATACTTTGCATTATGCAACTTAGTCATGATTCCCGTGAGGGATTTCGACTTAAATAGGTGTGCTTCATCACCGATAACACAGTCAATGTCATCAAAGTATCTCTTTGGGAATTTGTAGATTGATTGCCAGGTTGAAATAATAATTGGTTTATCCGTATTTTTATCCTTGCCCGAATAAATCTTATGCACATGATCGTCAGCATTCCACCCGTAATCGTTAAAGTCATTGACCATCTGTTCTACCAGGGACGTAGTAGGGACGATGATGAGCGTCTTCTTGTTGGTAGCAGTATAGTATCTGACGAGGGAATAGATCATCAGAGATTTACCACTGCCCGTAGGCGAAAGTAAAAGTTTTCTGTTGTATTTAACAGCTTCGTAAACAGCACGGTATTGGTATCCACGTGGGACAATGCCATCTCTGGTAATTTTATCCATGAAAGTTTTAATGCCAGCAGGGGAGACAAAATCGTTTGTCTCTTCTACTTCACCATACCAATCATTCTTTTCATACTCAATTTGATATTGTCTTTCGTCTGCCCAAACTTGTAGGTGTCTCATCAGACCACCGTACAGTTCTCCTGTGCCAGGAGAGTATAGTCGGATAGTACCATCCCAATATTTGTATCTAGGATTCTTCTTTAAGAACTTTGCTTCAGGAACCTCAAACGAAAAATAGTCCGCAAGCTCCATGTGAACATGGGGCTCAACGGACTGAACAGTAACATATACTTCGTTTTTCTTCTTAATGCTAAGGGTGGTCATCATTGTCCATTTACAAATTTCTCCCACTCAATGGCACTCTTGATCT